ATGGGACTTTCAAAATATTGATAAAAATATTGAACCTCCTTTTTTAACAATTATTAGAAATCCTGAAGTCAAGTATGGTAACAATCCATCGGTATTATATAACATCCCAAATAGAAGGATGTATTACTATATGGAAGTACCAACATGGGATGGTAATAGAAAAGGTGCTGACATTTATAAAATCCCACAACCTGTTCCTGTAGATTTAAAATATACGGTGGCCATTGTTTGTAATAGAATGAGAGAAGTGAACACCCTAAATCAGAGGGTTATGGAAACATTTGCTTCACGACAAGCATACCAAGTTATTAATGGTCATTACATTCCAATTATTAATGATGGGTTCGCTGATGAGTCTTCATTAGATCTTGAGAAAAGAAAATACTACATTCAAAAATACGATTTCACCATGATGGGATTCCTTATTGACGAGACTCAGTTTGAAGTTAGTCCTGCAATATCAAGAGTTTTACAAGTTGTGGAAGTTGATCAAAGAGTTAGAAAAGGAAAACAAAAAAGACAAACTCCCGTTCAACCTGAAACAATATCATTTGTTTACGAAAATAGTGCGACAACTAAAGATATGTTTTTTGAATATACTTGTGATTTAATTTTTGAGTCAACCACAAACATTACGGAGTACTCTGTATTCATTAATGATGATTATTATGGTGACGATGTCAACCTTATCCAAGTTAATAATGGAGATGTTGTTAGAATTGATATTGTAAGAGGTTCAAGTCTTCAAGTACCTGAAATATTATTTACTCAGAGACTGATTTAATTTTCACCATATATATCTTTTTTCTCCTTACATTTTTCTAATATTAAGGACTCCAAAAACCTGTACATTTTAATCCCTCTTTTATCGCAGTACTTCTTCAGGACTTCGTGTACTTCGGAGTCAATCTTAAGGTTTTTTATCTTCTTGTTATCTTTAGACATATAGGTAGAAAAAAGGCAGAAAAAATTCTCACCAAAATATAAATACTTTTTATAATGTAAAGTTTTTAGTAAAACAGGTAATATTTATAAGAAAAATAAATAATCTAATAAGAATAAAATAACTATGGCTACTAATAGTAAAGTTTTTGTATCACCTGGAGTTTACACATCAGAAGTTGACTTAAGTTTTGTGGCTCAAAGTGTTGGTGTTACCACATTAGGAATTGTGGGGGAAACATTAATAGGACCGGCATTTGAACCAATCTTCATAACTAACTTCGATGAGTTCCAAACTGTCTTTGGTGGTACTTCACCCGAAAAATTTGTTAACACACAGATCCCTAAGTATGAGGCATCTTACATCGCTAAAGCATATTTGCAACAATCTAATCAACTTTTTGTAACTAGAATATTAGGATTGTCTGGTTATGACGCAGGACCATCTTGGTCGGTAGTAACTACCGCAAATGTTGACCCAACTACGGTTGGTATTTACTGTTTCCAAACAGTACAAGATGTTAACAGTTGTGATATTATTTGTGCTGACCCTAAAGAATTATTATTCTTTGTTGATTTCTCAGGTTGTACTAATGATGTTGCATCTATTGTATATCAAAATCAATTCCCTAACGAAATACAAGATATCCTATTTACTCAATATGAAACACCAGATGGTGGTACCTCAACAATTGATGATCAAGTAAGAAATTTAATTTTTGATGTTATTACATCTCCAAACCCATTTGCTGCTGAAGACGAATACATTTCTTATTTTGGTTCTATACCAACACTAGATTATGATATCTTAAGTGGTGCTGGATTTAATTTAGAAACAAATGTTTACCAAGTACCTTCAGTTTCTTTAAATGATACTGATCTTACTTCTTCATTGAATGATTCATGGTATTATTCACAATTCCAAAACATCGGAAATTATGAGTACTCAGGTTTCTCTTTCTTTAATTATGTTACAGGTCTTACTTTAAATCCTGTTACAACAACAACAACTTCAAGTACAACAACAACAACTACTAACCCTTGTGTTACACCAACACCTACATCAACTACTACAACAACAACAGTACCTCCTGTAAATTGTTATTCAGGTACATTAGTTGGTAAAATTTATTATTACACAGGAACATCTTTCTCTGACTACGACGATATAGTTGTTGGTACATTAAGATCAAGAGGTGTTGCGACTTACACAAACGCAACTAACCCTACATATTCAGTAACAGGTTTAACTGATGTTAATATTAATATGGCTGGACAGTACTCAACTGTTCTTAAAAATCCATTTGCAACTTTTGGAGTTAATGTTGTTGATAAGTTTGGTACTTCTTATAGTTTCGAAACTTCATTTACACAAAACGATCCTGAGTATTGGACTAAAGTATTTGGTATAACAAACTTCCAAAAACCAAGAATTGAAGTTCCTGTATTTGCAGAAGAAAACTTCCAATCTTGGTTAAACTTCTCATGGAAAAAAGGTTACATTAGAGGATTAAACCCTAACCTAATTAGATTAGACTCAGCACAAAGTGGTGATTTAGATTCAATTGGATGGTACTTAAATAAATGGCAAACTCCATCTTCACCGTTTGTTGTATCAGAACTAAGAGGTAATAAAGTTTATGACCTATTCAGATTCTATACAATCTCTGATGGTGACGGAGCAAATACCCTACTTAAAATTTCAATTGTAAACCAAACTTGGTCAAACTTAACATTTGATGTACTTGTTCGTGACTATTTTGATACAGATGCTAATCCTGTTGTTATTGAGAAATTCACAAACTGTACAATGGATCCGGGTCAAAACAACTTTATCGCTAATAAAATCGGTACTTTAGACGGAGAATACATTTTGAACTCTAAATACATTATGGTAGAGATGTCAGAAGATGCCCCTATCGATGCATTACCTTGTGGATTCAACGGATTCAACTTTAGAAATTATGCGGGAGCTCAATCTCCATTCCCAATTATCAAAGGTAAATATGACTTCCCTGGTGAAACAATATGGAATCCACCATTCGCACTTTCTTCAGGGGCAATATCAAGTACATTAAGTTCAGGAGACAATGTTAGAAGAACATACTTAGGTATCTCTAACTCTTATGGGTGGGATCCAGCTTTCTTCGAGTATGTTGGTAAGAGAAACCCTAACAATACTTGTGATATTGAAGGTATTGATTGGAACTACAGATCCGCAGGTTTCCACATGGATGTAAATGCAAGTGGATTAACAATTCCTCCTGGATTCTCAACTGCAGGTGACCCAAGATTTATCTGCGGTAACTCACCGTTCATTACTGAACCTGAATTACCTACAAACGCATACTACAGATTATTCGCTCGTAAATTTACATTATTAGTACAAGGTGGATTTGACGGATGGGATATCTATAGAGAATGGAGAACTAACGAAGATAGATTCCAAATTGGTAGATCAGGATTCCTTAACGGAGCTTGTCCATCAACAAGATATCCAAACGCAGTTGGTTGGGGAGCATTTAAAGAGATTTCTCTTGGTGACGGTACTGAAGACTTCGCGAACACTGACTACTACGCATACTTATTAGGTCAACAAACATTTGCAAACCCTGAAGCAACAAACATTAATGTATTTGTAACTCCAGGTATTGACTATGTAAGTAACAGTAATCTTGTTGAAGATGCGGTTCAGATGATTGAGTTTAACAGAGCGGATTCACTTTATGTGTGTACAACTCCTGATAGCGACTTATTCGTTCCAACAACAACGGGTGGCGACTACTTTATCTACCCAACTGAAGCAGTTGATAACTTAGATAATACAGGAATCGACTCTAACTACACAGCAACTTACTACCCATGGGTATTGACAAGAGATAGTGTAAACAACACTCAAATATATATCCCACCAACGGCTGAGGTAACAAGAAACTTAGCGTTGACAGATAACATCGCATTCCCTTGGTTCGCGGCGGCGGGTTACACTCGTGGTATTGTTAACTGTATCAAGGCTCGTAAGAAGTTAACACAAGAAGACAGAGACATCCTTTATGTAGGTAGAATTAACCCAATCGCAACCTTCTCTGATGTAGGTACAGTAATTTGGGGTAACAAAACTCTACAAGTAAGAGAATCAGCTCTTGACAGAATCAATGTAAGAAGATTGTTATTACAAGCTCGTAAGTTGATTTCAGCTGTGTCAGTAAGATTGTTGTTCGAACAAAACGACGCACAAGTAAGACAAGACTTCTTAAATGCGGTTAACCCAATCTTAGATTCAATCAGAAGAGACCGTGGTTTATATGACTTCCGTGTAACAGTTACA